TAACGGCAAGTGGAGTGTGAACGGCTCGGCAAGAATAAATATTCCAACAGGTATGATAGCAAATTACGGCTACGAAAACGGCAAGTGGGATATTGAGCCGACTCAAACCGTATCGGGAACAGAAGAAGTTATCTATGTTTATTCATTTGAAAAGATAGCCGAAACAAAGCCACAGCCTACAACATCACAGCCAACTCCGACAGTGGAAACTGTTGTGCAGGAAAAAACAGTTTATAAAACTCAGTATGTAGAGCCAATAACACTAAAAACAGGTGAGAATCTCACATTTTTAGGCGTACTTTCAGGTTTATGTGCATTAGGCTTTGCAGGAACAATCATTTTCGCTAAGAAAAGAAGTAAGTAATAACAAAAAGGCGATTGCAGAGTAATTTGCAGTCGCCTTTTTTCAAGTATAGAATAATAAAGCTTAAATTTGAGGTTATAATAAACTAAATGAGGTGTGGTTATGGCTGAAGTAATTAAAATTGTTTTAACGGGTGGCCCTTGTGCAGGCAAAACAACAGCAATGGATTTTTTGAAAAGAGAACTCGAAAAATTAAATATAAAGGTGTTTGTTTTGCAAGAGGCAGCAAGCAAGTTAATAAAAAAAGGTATAACTCCGCAAAAGCTCGGCGCATATGAATTTCATAAACAGCTTTTTGAAACTCAGTTGGCAGAAGAAAATATGCTTGAGGAAAGAGCAGTTGGCTACGAGGGCGAGAGGACAGTTATTTTGTTTGATAGGGGATTGCTCGACAGCAAGGCTTATGTTACAGACGAAGAATTTGAAAGATACATTTCGCTCAGCAATAAAAATGAAGACCTGTTAAGAAATTCATACGATGCGGTATTTCATTTGAAAAGTGTTGCGCTCAGTGACGAGAGCGTATATATGCAGAATAAGAATTCTATCAGAAAAGAAGATATAGACCTTGCCAAAGCGCTTGATGAAAAAATATTGTCGATATGGACGGGTACATCTCATTTAAGAGTTATTGCAAACGATAAAGATTTTAATAAAAAGCTTGAAAATTTGCTGAAAGAAGTAACGAGATTTATCGGCATACCCGAGCCGCTTGAAATCGAACGCAAGTTTTTGATAGAATATCCCGATATAAACTTCCTTGAAAATATGACGACTTGCAGAAAAGTACCGATAACGCAAGCGTATTTGAATACACCCGAAGAGGGAATGTTTAGAATTCGCAAGCGTGGGCAGGGCAAAAATGCAGTGTATATAAAAACCGTAAAAATCAAAATCAACGATTTAAAGAGAATAGAAAAGGAAACATATTTAAGCGAACTTGAATATAACAATTACCTTTCAAAAAAGGACTGTATTACGGGAATAATCTCAAAAGACAGATATTGCATAGTTTATAACGATGAATATTTTGAACTTGATGTTTACCCGTTTTGGAATGATAAAGCAACAGTTGAAATAGAATTGCTTTCCGAAGATCAGCCGTATGAATTGCCGCCATTTGTAAAATTGATAAGAGAGGTAAGCTACGAACCTGAGTACAGAAATGTTGCCCTTGCACAAAGATATGTCAGCTTTAATAACATATGAAGTAATTTTTAAGATTGTATATTGTGGTGCGCTATTTTAGAAAAAACGATTGACAAATTTATAATATTATACTATAATATTAGTCTTAAGAAGATAACTTCTGTTAATATTCGGGGATGTAAAGGCTTCGACGGGGAGCGTGAACCTCGGTAAGCGAGCAGTGGTGCGGAGAACCACTATAAAATCCGCAACTTTTAAAATAACTGACAAAAATACAGTTAGATTAGCAGCGTAAGCTGCTCGTTCCTGCATAGAGCACCACGGCTATGCAAGGGGCGTCGATTAGTGGTAAATGTGAATGCGGCAGTGCCTCGGGCAGCATCACACATTAGAGGCTACCAAACCGTATAACCCGTTGTTGGGTGCTGCGGCAAGGGAATTTTAAAACGACAACTACGCTCGTAGAAAGCCTTGGCAAACACTTTTCGGACAGGGGTTCGATTCCCCTCATCTCCACCAAAACAAAAATCCAGCAGATAAGCCAAAATCCTTGGGAATGGCTTGTTTGCTGGATTTTTTTAGTTGTATTAATGCAACACGAGTTGCATTAAATTAACACCAAATTGCATTAATTAAACACATCAGATGACACGCAGATGACACAATTTTTTTTAAAAATTAAAAAATTTTTAAAAAAACGCTTGACTTTTGAGTTCCAAAAGTATATAATATAATTACAGTCAAGGGAGGTGAACATAGACGAGTAAGGCGGCAAGTGTCAGAAAGGAGATTAAAATGAACGAAGATATGACAAGACTTGAATTACTTACTTTATTGTTATCAATCAAAGCATTGCTTGACAGTGATAACATTGATAAAGCAAAAGAGTTAATCGATGAAGTAATTGCCGAGGCAAAAAGAAAAGGCTCTGACAATTAAGTCAGAGCAATAACATAGATGATAGAGGGCGGTACTTGCCACCGTCCTTTATCAAAATAATAATAACATATTTATATTTAAATGGCAAGAGAAAGGAAGTTATTTTACGGCTTATATTAAAAAAACAGATAACCCCAAAATGGGTAGACCAAGCGCAAATCTTACTTATGATATAAAAGTGAGAGTTGATGATAAATTAAATACTAAAATTGAAAAATATGCAATCAAATGCAATCTTTCAAAAGCAGCTGCAATAAGAGAGATTTTATCATCATTTTTTGCACAAAAAAATTAAAAAAAAGAAATAACGGCAACTGTCCACCGACCAAAGCGAGTAGTTACCGTTACTGTATGACAGAGATAACTCTATCTTAGTGAATTATATCATTTTGAGTTACTTCTGTCAATTACAAAGATTTTGATAGGAGTATATTTTTATGTTACAGATTAAAACTAACAACAATACAATCGAGATTTACACCCCTTTTAATCGTGATTTTACTGACGAGTTAAAAAACGCTATAGGCGGACGCAAATGGGATTCAAGCAAAAAATGTTGGACCGCTCCTCTCTCGTCAGTTGACGAGGTCAGAGAATTAATGGTAAAACATTTTGGTGAGAGCGATATAAGTTCAGTCGAAAAAGTTGATGTTAAGATTTGTGTAAATAATTCTTTGGTTTCAAACACTCTGTCTGTTGCAATATTTGGCAAAACTATTGCTAAAGCTTACGGACGAGATACCGTTGCACCATTACCGGCAGGTGTTAGTTATTTGTCTGGTTCATACGGTTCTGGTGGTTCAGCAAAACATCCGCATGTTGTTGTAAACAAAGGCTCTGTCATTATGTTACACGATGTGCCAGTGCCTGCAATAAAAAATTGTCCATCTGAGATAACTTACGAGATAGTCAAACGGCAATCAAAGATAGATGCACTCAAGGCAGAAAAAGTTAAATTACTTGCAAGACTTGAAGAAATTAACAAGGAGCTTGCAGAAGTATGACAGTCGCAATATATATTAGAGTTTCGACAACAAGACAAGCAGAGGAAGGCTTTTCACTTGCAGCACAGCAAAAGGTCCTTGTAGACTATTGCAAGCAGCATAAATATATAATTCATCAAATATATGCTGACGTATGCTGACGAAGGTATCAGCGGTAAAGATGTGCAGCATCGTGACGCTTTTAAGACAATGTTGCAGGACGCTAAAGAGCGAAAATTTCAAGCGGTGCTCGTGTGGAAATTAACAAGATTTACACGCTCTGTTAGAGATTTAATTAACACTTGTGATGAGCTTGAGTTGTATAATGTAGCGTTAATGAGCTATTCTGAATCATTTGACACATCGACTCCGTCGGGCAGACTTATGCGAAATCTGCTGGGTGTAATTGCTCAATGGGAGCGAGAAATCATTGCAGAAAATGTTGTGCTTGCTAATAGCGAAAAAGTTGCGCAAGGTCATTCTTTAGCGAGTTTTGTATTAGGCTATGATTTCATTGAGAAAGATTTGGTTATCAATGCATATGAAAGTAAAGTAGTACAGCATATTTTTGAATTGTATATAAAAAAGCAGAGCCTCTCCGCTGTTGCACGACAACTCAACAGTGAGGGATATAAGAGTAAGTGCGGTAATGACTACACTCCGCAATCTGTTTTAGTTATTCTATCAAACTGTACTTATTGCGGCTACAATCGTAGCAAAGGAAAACTTTTTAAGGGCAATCAGAAAATAATAATTAATGTTGAAACTTTCAATTTTACACAAAAAATTATTGCTTCAAATAGTCGAGGACGAAAGCGTAAGAAAAAATTAATACTTTTAGACTAAAAAACAAATTCCGCTGCGGTTGTTAAAAACTGCAGCGGAATTATTTTTGCGCCTTTCTGTTTCCATTTTCCTCAATTATGAGATTTTTGCCTGTTTTTTAATTCGGTTCGGCTTAAATAATCATTTTATTTTTTTGGGGCGTTATTATGAAGGAAAATGATTTATTCGCTGTCGACCTCCGGCAAGCCTGCAACACTGGTAAGAATTGATAAAATACCCGCCAATGCACTTGCCGAGGCGACCGCAATCCAATTCACATCGCTTAACACTGCAGATACACCGATAACCGAAATTGCTGTTTGAGCAACGGTTTTTACTGCTCTTACGCCTGCGCATCTTGCCCACGATTTCCAATTTGTAATTTTTTTCATATTAGTACCTCCTTATTTTTGCTCAAGGTCTGCAATTCTGTGATTTGCGACTCTGATTTCTTCATTTACTACAGCTGAATCTTTTTCGAGATTAAATACTCGCTCTTGCAAGTGATTGTATTTATCTTGTTTTTGTTCGAGTTGGTCTATCCTATAGACGATGAGCGACTTAGTATTTTCATTTTCAACCTTTAATTTTTTGCGATTTGAGGCATTTATTAGCAGCTGACAAATTATGCTTCCGCCGGCCACGATTAATGCCGTAATAATTTCTGTTGCCATTTTTACACCGCCTCATGTAAGTGTAATCTGCAAGCCGTCAATCTTAGTGCCGATAACGCCTGCATAGCCGTCCTGCGAGCTGTCTTTTTCGGTGTTGTGCTGATATGGCATAAATTTGTTTTTGCCTTGCTTGCGTGCTCTGTATGTAGCTTTATAATCGCCCACACCCTCAAACTCAACCTGCAATCCGTCAATTACTTTGCCCTTGATACCTGCATAGCCGTTTACATCATCGTCAATGTCATAGCCTGTCACCCAAGGTAACCAATCCCCATTGAGCAAGTGCACTCTGTATTTGATGTTGCCCTTGCTGACCTTAATTGCAACAGCTGAAATAGCTTGTTTCTTTCGTCCTGCTACATTTGACAAGCCCTTGACCTCATTGTACCAACGATTGTCAGCGTACACACGATAGGTCAGAGTAGGCTTTTTCACTTCGCTGTTGGCGTGACCGCAAACGCTCTCATTATAAATAATGTTAGTGTCAAGTCTGCCGTTGTAGCCGTCAAGTCTGCCTGATGAGCTGTTCTGCCAGATATCGCAATCAAGTTCTGCTTTATCGTTGTACTGTGCAAGCCAGATACTGTACTTTTTCTTTAATTTATCGTAATCAAGATAATTATTAAACCAATTCAGATTAGCGTACACACCTGCTCTGTAGTTACTTTTCTTGATTGTTTCGCAAAATCGTTCTGCAATCGCTGTAAGTTTTGTTTTGCCGAGTTTAACCATTGAATAATCTTCCAAATCATAATAAATCGGCATATCAAGAGATTTGTTATTAATGCATTTAAGGCAAGCCTTTGCCTCTTTTTCTGCATCGCTGACGCTGTCTGCGTAACTATACCAATAGACACCGACTTTAAGTCCTGCCGCTTTAGCGTTGCGATAATGGCTTTCAAACATACTGTCTTTCTGACTTGATTCTCTGCCATAGCCTGCTCTTATAATGACCGCTTTTATACCGTCATTTTTCATTTTGTTAAAATTAATGCCTTGCTGAAATTCTGAAATATCAACACAAGTAATTTTTGACATATATTAAACCTCCCACACCGCCATAATAGCGTTATAATATTCCTCTGAAAGCTCGGCTTTAAGTATTTCTCTGTCGTTTTCACAATTCATATATGCGTTTCGAACATTACCGCCGACCTGCACATCTTCGCCGTTAAGGGTTATAAACTTCTGTCTTAATACGCTTACACTGTCTTTTGTGAGCATATCGAGTGTGATTTTTTCTTTAAGTTCCATAGAATTACCTCCTACTGTCTGATATATGTAATTGTAAAATTGATTTTCTCGTCCTCTGCAAATTTATCCGTTGGCGAGCTGATGTAAAGCCATGAGCCGTCAAGACGGATATTTCTCAGCTTATTTGTAGTTGAGTACACAGCAATACTCGAAAATCGACTTTCGTTTTTTGCAGGGAAAGGCAAGCCTGCCATCTGAATATACGATTTATCCGCAACAAGTTTTGTAATATTTACCGACACCGTAACCACCTTGCCGTTTTTCACATAGTTAAAACCGCCCTCGTTGCCGTCATAAATCGCCTGCGCCGGAGATAATTCTCCTGTACCGTTCTCGAAATTTGAGCGGTCGTACTTCGCCGCAATACTTTGATTAAGGGTATTAACACAGTTATATAATGTGCCGCTCGTTACATAGTTAGGACTGTTCTTCACAGGTACAGTATCAAACGGCATTTTGTTAAGTTTGTCCTTTAGTGCCTTATCCAGATATTTTTTATCATAAGCATCGGTAATTCCGTAACCGGCAAGAGTATCCGCCTTGTCCGCTTTTTTCGCAAGAGCGGGCTGTACTTGAGTTTTATCATAATCGTCAATCATTAAATCTGCTTTTGTAATTGCTTCTGATTTTGCTTTTGATATTTCAGCACTGACTTCTTCCTTGTTAGCTTTATTGTTGTTAAGATCTGCAATTTCTTCATTAAACTTTCTGTATGAGCCGTCTGCTTTTGAAACATACCCATCAGGCTTTGCTCGTTCAACGATAGGAATATTAATTGTGCGAATTGTTGTAACTTCGTTTCCATCAATTGTACACACCCATACCTTGCCGTTACCTGCACTTTCAAGAAATTCATCAGGAATAACAACAGTTAATGATGAACCGTTTAATGTGCCTGTTGCTATTTTAGCAATTTTAGAATAAGGACTTTTAAAATGAACTTCTGTATTTTCGTTTATATCAAAACCAGATATTTTGAGCTTTTGACCAATATCGTATTGGTATAATTTTTCTGTAGTAATTTCTTTAATGTCATCAAAGAAAAGTGCATCTGTTGTCATATTATCATTCCTTTATTTTATAAATTGTTTGATTAGTTATATTTACAAATGATTTAAAATTTGAATTAATTTTGTATTCCGCTGCCTGCGGCTGTAATAAATCTATATCATATTCAGAAATGATAGCGTACATATCTGTTTGATGATTTTCACTTATGATTTTAACCTTTTGCCCGATTTCAAAACAGTCAAGTGTATCATCTACAATTGATAAATCTACAGCTTTTACACTTAAGTTACCTGACAGACTTATAATTTCATCAAGTTTATTTTTCGCGAGTTTGAGAAGTTCAGTAGGGGAGAGAACACCGTCAAAATTAATGACTTTGTTAATTCGTCCGTACTTTTTAACTGCATCATCATTAACTAAAAATTCATTGTTATTATTTACACTCACAATTGAGGTTTTGATCTTACCTCCCGTTTCTGTTTCGTATTCGCCGCCGAGGGGTAGAATTGCTGTTGCAAAATCATCAGCACATATTTTACGCTCAATGCTTGATAGATTTACAGCATACTTAATTTCTTGATTACACGCACGAGATAGTGTTGTGTCAAAGTGTAAAACATCTTGTTCAGTTGATAATGTTAATAATTCGTTGTTGTACTCAACCCACAAAAATCCGTCAAGTTCATTTATAAATTTACTTTTTATTTCGCTCCATGTATCGCTATAACTTGTGTTTTTACAAGAAAAATTAAGATTTCGTAATTTATCGCTCATTACAGTTTCAAAAAAGTGTGTATTTTCTGTTACTTGCTGATTGTGATTGTTTGTCAGTTGGTAAATCCAATTACCGAATTTTTGTGTCGATTTAGTGCCGTCAAGACTTTTATATTCACTGTATTCGTATGGTTTTATAATACTGTCATTTAAAACTGCAAGCATACCTTCGCATTCAACAGTTTTAATGTTGTAATTATCTATTGTAATTGAATATACTCTTGATTTAAAAATGATTTTATCGTTTTTATAAAGGACAACTATTCCTACAAGCGTTTCTATACTGTTATAAGCTGCGTGCAGCGGACTAAGTTTAAATGTCAGAGAGCCTGCAGAATTGACAGCAGCGTGATACTCCGCAGTAATTACGTCGATTTTACCTGTTTCAAAAATTTTTATAATTGTTTTTTCTGTTAAATATTCGATTTTATATATTGTTCCCATTTAAATCCCTTTTTGTTTTTATTATAAAATTAAAAATGTCCGCAATGTTGTACAATTTTATAATTTTACACCAATGCAGTTAATTGCCAACGATTTTTTGAATTTATAGCTTTATTTCTGTGTATTCAATTTTAATTTTACAAGATGCTAAACCTTCAACAAAATTGCTGTCTATCATATGTCCTGTGTGCATATTAAATTCATTATCATTTGCTTGAATTGTGAATGTTGCTTCGTCTGTTATGTTGTACAGAATACTCGAATTATTATCAATATCAATTTTTAAAGCGATGTTACCTTCTGTTTCATTACCTTTTTTTTGAATGAAAGTAATTTTTGCAGTCGTTGCACGACCTGTGTTTTTTATTTTTAGTGTTTGATTGTTTCTTATAATATGAATTGATGTCGTGACTTCTCTTTTTATTTTAAAAGGTTCACAATCAAATGAAAGGACCACATATGCGTATGTAGCTTTTCTTTCTTCAACACTAACAAATAAACGACCTTTGTAATAGTAATTATTATCATATGTTGAATAAAGTTTAACATATTGTCCGTGATAATTGTTGAGTAAATCAAGTCTTTCGTTAATTCTTTTTCCTGCAATAAACACTCTGAATTCAATATCACGATTGTTGTAATGAACTGAACCATCAATGCTTTCTGTCAAATCTAATAGACCGTCTTTGCCAGGAATTTCAACTGTATATGTACGAAATTCGGGATTTCCGATTTTTCCCGATAAAATTACACTGTCGAATTCTTGATTGATAAATAATTCATCGTTAATGACTATTTCCCTGTATTGCATATTACCATCCTCTTTTCTTTTTTGTCGATAAATCGGCAAGTGAATTGTCATATTTTTTAGTTGTTGCTCCAACAAGCAAATTACTGTCAAGATACAGCTTCGGGTCAGGCAAGTTCTTAATTATTGAAATTACTTCATCAAGTTTGCTTGCGACAGATTTTAATTCAATGTTGTTTGTTATTTCGCCTTGAAAATCGTTTGCTTTTCTAAAATTTTGAGTTGCGATTTTTATTGCTTGTTCATTATTATTAAAATCTAAACTGTCGAGCATAGCCTGTGCCATTGATTCGGAACTTCGTTTAACTTTGTACTGTTTTCCGTCTATTCCTATTGATAATCCTTCCGCAAAAAAACCGCCGAGCTTTTTTGCTTCTTTTGAGGGGGAGTTGATGCCGAGGACTTTTTTAACTGCTGAAATAGCTTTATTTCCCATAGTAATTGCTGCATTTTTTACATTATCAAGAATAGACCCGTCAGAAATTCCGTTGATGAATCCTCTGACAAAATTTACGCCGGTCTGAAAAAGTGATATGCCGCTTGTTCCGTTTTTTGCTCGTTGTGCAATGTTACGACCCGAGTTGCCGACTTCTCCGTTTTTGCTTTGCAATCCGTTAATTAATCCCTGAACAGTATACACACCTCTTTTGTGCATCTCTTTAGATGGAGAGTGCATATCCATTCCCTTTTCATATTCAGAGATAATTATTTCAGCCCAACCTTGACTATTTTCCGCAAGAGCGCCTTGATATTCTTTTGTGCCTTCAACAAGTCCTAAAACGGTATTCTTACCGCTTTCTCTTGCTGCCTCTTGCAGCTTATCCATTGAAGACCATAACTTATTGCCGTTTTCATCAGTTGCAGCAAGTATATCATTCTGTGAAATCATCTGCTGATTATATGCCATTAAAACAGCAGCGGCATCGGTGTAGTCACCGTTAAGAACTTTTTGAACATCAGACAAATCATCACTTGTCATTGTGAGTTTATTAATCTCTGCGGTTGATTCGTTATATTGGTTTTTTAACTCGTTGTATGCTTCAATCTGCTTTTTGATATCATCATACATTTTTGTTTCATCACTAAACCTGATGTTTCCACCAATCGTTCCATATGCATTGTAAAAATCTTCCACATCGTACCCTCGCAATCTAATCGTTGCATTTAGTTTCTTGTACGCTGCATCGATTTCACTCATTTTTTCTTCCATCTCTGACTTGATTTCAGCTCTGTTCTTGTTTGCCTCAATCTTTGCTTTCACATTAGATGATTGCAATTCTGAGATGGCAGATTGATTAGCAAGTTTTTGGTAATCATCAATAGTTTTATTGATTTCTGTTCTTATTTCGCCAAGATCGCCTTTAAGGTTTACTTTACCACCATCACTTATTTCAACATATCTATCCCAAGTGTCTTCAAAGCCGTCAATGTTATCTTTAAAGTATGTAACAATTGTTTGCAATTGTGATTGTTCTTCTGGGGTTAATGTAGCTTTACCGAGAAGTTCGTCCAATTTAGCTTGATAATCATCAATTAAAGTATTGTCAGTATATAAATTATTAATACTGTCTAAAGTGTTTTTTAGAGTGTCTGTAATTCCTTGAGTTGTTTCTTCAAGTTTTTCTTTTGCTTCGTCAAGTTCAGCGCAAAATTTTCCCGCTTCTGAATTGCTCCACTCTAATTCGTTATATGTCTGTACTGCAGATATAAGCCCTATAACAAGCGTTGTGATAACACCTATAACATTTAGTGCCTGTGCTGTGTTAAGTCCTTCTTGAGCCGTTGTAGCGATGTTTGTAGCTGTTGTAAGCGTTTTGTATGTTCCAATTAAATTAGTAATACCTGTTGTAAGTTCTCGAGCTTTTTTAGCACCCCATACAATTGCTACTTGTTTAGCAAGTCCTTCTATTATTATCTCTAAATCGTCAAGATGTTCTGATGTCCAACTTATTGCTTTTTTTGCAGTAGGATACAAATCTTTACCGATCGGGGATATTATATCGGTTTTGATAGTTCTGCCAAGACTTTCCCAATCAGATTCTATGTCGCTATATTTAATATCTTTAATATCTTGCATTGATATTTTTGTTTTATCCGCAGAGCCTTTTACATTCATCAATGCCTTAACACCGTCAATGCCTAAGTCTTCCCACATTGTGCCGAACAGGTCAACGCCTGCTTGGTTCTGCTTAACCTGGTCATCAAGACCGAATAAAGCATTTAATGTTTCGTCTGTAGCTTGTCTTGCGCTTTCTCCGCCGGCGGCAAATTTTGATCGCATTGTATCAGCATCAAGTCCAATAAGTTCAAAACCCTCTTGAGTTGTTGTAGCTGTGTCTTTAGACCTGATTCCAAATTCTTTCATTGCATCGCCGAGTTTATCAACACTGAATGTACCTGCTGCGGTACCGTTTTCAAGTGAGTTGAAAAATTCTTCTGCGGAATATCCTTGCTGCTTATAGTGAACAGAATACTCATTAATTGAATCTAATAAGTCACCGTTTTTATTTAAACCGTTTTGAGCGCCTTGAACAATCAAATTAAACGCTTCATCAGCAGATATACCAAATTGATCTATAAGCATTTTAGCAGCTCTTAAAGTTTCTGTGTAGTCAAATCCGAATGTATCTTCAAGTGTAAACAAATTTTCAACTACATCTTGCAATTTTGTATCGTCTAAATCGTTTAGATTTTGCTTAATAAGAGCGATTGCTTCTGCAACATTTTCTTGGTCTTCACCAAAATTATTTTTATAAACGCTTTCGATTAGTTCTTTGTATTCTTTAACTTCGTCACTTGATAATCCTGTCAACGCTTGCAAGTTGTTTGTAGCTTTAACATTATCATTAGCTGAACCGATAGCAGTTGCTGCACCTGCAACAAGTGTTCCGCCAATTGCCGAGGCTTCTGCAATTGTATCTTTAAAAACATCTTTTAAGTCACTTGCAGATTGCTTAACATCATCAAGTTCTTTTTTAGTTTCCGACATATCTTTTTTACCGAGGTTTTCGGCTTCCTTGCTTGCATCGCTTAAAGCTGTATCGGTGTTGTCAGCTGATTTCTTTACTTTATCAAGTGCCTCTTTTTGTTTTTGCAAATCATTTTCAGCTTTAATTACTTCTCGCTGAAAATTTCTGTAAGTTTCCTCACCGATTTCACCGCTTTTGAATTTTTGATTGACTTCATCTTGTGCTTGTTTAAGAATATCAAGTCTTTTTGAACTTTCCTCAACCTGTTCTGTAAGTATTTTTTGCTTTTGAGCAACTAACTCAACATTTGTCGGATCTAACTTTAACAGTCGTTCAACCTCTGATAATTCACTTTTTAACGACCTTGATTTTTTGTTACTTTCTTCCATTGCTTTGTTAAAGTTAGATGTATCTGCACCGATTTGAACAGTCAAGCCTTTAATTTTTTTATTAGATGCCATAATCAATTACCTCCGAATTGCTTTCTTAATGATTCTCTGTCAGGCTCTTCGCTTGCAAAGCAATAACATTGTTCAAGATAATCTTTACCTTTTTCAGTTTGCGATAATTTATAAACATATGCGTCTTTACGCAATATTAAATAGTCAATATATTTCAAATTTAAAACATCTGTAATTTTCATATTTGCGTAATCGGCAACAGCCTTATCCGTTTGTGTGAGAATGTCGAAAGAATAACTGTCATCTTCAATTTCTGCACAAGGAAGATAGGGGAGAGAATATTTTTTATCAAGTTCTGTCAGTGATTTAAATAGCTGCACAAGTGCAATAATCAAATCATCTACAGAATATTTTTTTATAAGTTTTTTGGCTGAAGTCTTTGTTATTTTTGACATATAATCATAAAATATGTTAATTTCAAATTCATTTGCGGTATTATTAAGTATTTTCTGTGTGATTTTAAAAATTGATTGCCCTTGTTTAACTAAATACAATTTCGGACATTCAATCATATTAAATCCTTTAATTTCAAAAGCTGACATTTTATTTCCCGTCAAGTCAAACATTAAAACACCTTCTAAAAAAGCCAGAGAAAGACCTCTGGCTTTTTGTTTATTTCAAATTTTTTATACGGTTGCTTTTTCTGCAGAGGTAAGTTCTTCATAATAATAAATAAGAGTACCTTCGTCATCGCAAGGCTCTGCTTTGATTTCTGCATCAATTACAGAAGCCGAATCTTTCGAAAAGCTGAATGTGCAACCTGCGCTGTTCTTGCCGACAATGAGAACAGTGATGTCACCGTCTTTCTTGTCTTTGTGCTGAAATGCCCAAACATATGATGTTTCATCAGCGTTTGTAATACCACCGATTTTTGTGAGGTAATGATTTCCGTCCTCCGTTGTTGAAACTCTTGCAGTTTCAATAAGATATTTGAGTGTATCCCCGCAAAAAGTCATAAGACCTGCTTTTAAAACCGCATCTTCTGTTGTAATAACCGTTTTACTTACAAGACCAAGGTCGTCTTTTTCAGTTACTGTTTCTTTTGTGTATTCAAGAGTTGCACCGTTTTTAATGTTTGAAAAGCGGTTTTCTTCTTTGCAGATTTCAGAAAGTTCAGGAAGTGTTCCGCTGAAATCCATTCTATACAGACTGCCGCTGCCTAAAACTATTCTTTTCTTTTTCTTACTCATCTTCTTGCTCCTTTTCTGTATATGTAAATTCATATACCGTTTGATAATATTTTTCTGATTGCAGCCAAATTCGTTCAAACTTTGTATAATGAATACCGAGTTTTTTTAACGCTTTTTTAATGCGCTTTTCAGCGGCTTTATCAGGCTTATTAAGTGCATAAAGCTCTATGTCGATTGTGTGAGTTTCAAGTTCACAATCAAAGTCAGAGCCTTCAGTTTCGACCTCATCTGAATAAACGCAAAAGGTTACCGCAGGAGGATTTCTGAAAACAGTTTCTGTATATGTTTTGTCTTTAATAAAGCCCGCAGATGTTAAAATTTCGTCAATCATTTCTTATAACTCCTTCGAGTTCTTTCTCGTATTCAGTTGCAATCTCTTCGTATATTTTAGAAATGAAATGCATTCCCGGTGTTCTCGTTCCGTTTCGGTTTTGGTGACCGTGCTCAAGCAGATGCGTTAATCTGTAGTTCGGGTCTTTAACATACCAAGTGCCGATTACTTCATTTACCGCATTTGTTTCTGTTGTACTTGAAATGCTGTCAGCAAAATGTTTTCGTCCTTTAATCTTACTTTTCGGCGCTTTTTCTTTTGTTCTTTTCACGAATTTAAACATTGTCTTTTTTGTAATTTTAAAAGATTGTTCTGCAATTTCATCTGAATAAACTTTAAAAACTTTTTGAATTTCTTTTTCTATGTCACTTGCTTTCACACCTTTAGCCATTTGCAACACCTGTTAATTTTACAGTTTTATGACTTTCCATATAATCATCATAGTCGTTTATGTAAAAGACCTTATTTCTGTAAATAATTCTGAAATTCTGAAAATTGCCAAAAATCTGTTCTAAAGCTGAGAAGTAACGCACTTCAAAAGTTAATGACATACCTGTTCGTTCAGCGCCGTTTTCAGAGAAATTTTTTGCACTCGTTTTGTTGACTTTAGCGTGAAGTTGGAATTCTTTTTCGTATTCGTCAGTATCACTATTGAGCTTTTCGATTGTGATAGGTTTATCAAAAACCATTCTCTTCACGCTCCTTTTCAATCTCAAGTTTGAGTTGTTGTGCAAAGTCGGCTGTCAACTTATTAACACTTGCATTGCTTTTAGCTGACAGTGTTCGAGTGTCGTATAAATCAGCGACTACCCTTAGAGCGAGTTCATGCACTCGCTCATCGTCTTGAGGATAGTTCTTACCGATAGCCCCTTGAAGATATTTATCCGCTGCATTAATGGACCGCTTGATGTTTATTGCTGACATTTCATCGTATTCATCAATGCCTAAAAAAGCATTAACATCATTTATAGTAATAAACATAGCTTATACCTTTTTCGTCTTATTCTGTTACAGTGTATTCACAATAAACGAATGCGTCATTATCCTTAAGCTTTGTGTCATCGCGCATAATTCCTCTAAAAAGAGTTAAATTCTGCGAGAAAGCATTTAATGAGCCCACACTCGCAATGTCGCTACCCTTAATTTCAAGTGACTGGCGGTCAAATCTCTTTATAGCTTCATGTAAATCACCTACAACAAAAGGAATTTTCTTGCCTGTTGTTTTGAGAACGCTGTTTGGGACATTAACAATTTCAATCACTCTTGCACCAACAGAAAGTTGAAGTTTCTTAGGTTCTGTTGGAATAGGATTGAGAAGAGGTCTGCCATTTGTATCAACGAGATTGTCAAGAAGATCTACACCGTCGTCGTTAGTGTATATTTTACTTGTGCCTGCATACGCAGCACCGAGAGTAACGTTGACTACTTTCTTAAGACCTTTGACAACATCAGTGATAGCTGTCTTTGTTTTTGTTGCAAGAAGAGTGAGAACATCATTATTGATAGTTGCACGTCTGTTTTTTGCAAACCATTCAACAATTACATTTTCAATATTTTCTGCTGTATCCCTGAGAAGAGAATTTGTTACAGCAAGAACGCCGCCTTTATCTGTGATTTCAAATGTCTGCTTTTCAAATTTCGGTTCAGCAATTTCAGCAAAATCACTACCTTCGTCAACCTTTGAAAAACCTGTAACGTCTGTTTTCTTCTGATAAATTCTTGAACCTTTTGCGGTAGTAACATTTTCCTTGTCAATATAATCTTCAAAACTGAAATCAGCTGTTTTGTACTGATTAATTTTTGTCCGAATATCCTCTGGGACAGTGTAACCGCCGTCGTCGTTCACACCCTCTGACAGCTTTTTTGTTGCAAGAAGTTTAATGTCATTTGCGAACTTCTCTGTTGAGTTTGTTCCTTTTCCTTTTTCGCTTTTGCGTTCGTCGAATTTCTGACCCGCTGCAATTTTATCATTTTCAAGTGCTTTCTTTTCTGCTTCAAGTTCAGACTTAAGTATTTCAATTTCATCAAAAAGTGCATTTGCTTTCTCAATGTCCTTGCTTTCACCGTCAAGGAAAGACTTAGCCTGTTCGTTTTTAGCCTTAATTACCTCAAGTAATGCTCTGATTTTCTTATTCATTCTGATACCTCCGTAAGAATATAGTTTTCATTTACTTTTACTTTCAAAAGTAAATTTTTTGCGTTTTCTGTAACCTTTTTTGATGCTTCAAACATCTTTTCGAACGATTTAACAGTTCCGGCTCTTGGTTGAGCAGGAACTGCAACGAAAGAAAGTTCGTATGCTTCTTTGCAACCATCGATAACCAAATTGCAGATTTTTTCTTTGCCATCGACAAGATATTTTCTGCCGTTGTAGTGATGACAGTATTCTTTCATATTGTCTGCTCCGCAAATATTACAAATCAACTTTTCTGGTAAAGTGGACGTCGAAACTTCTTTGTGAATACCGCCTGCAATATTTTTGATTAAATTTGCATTGCTTGCAGTTTTAATCATATAGATTTTTGCAATAAGTTCAGCGTGATTTTCGCCGAGCTCTGTCTTATCTTCACTCGTTATAATTTCAGTGTCATAAACCCGAGCAATCTGTTTTTCCGCTGCGCCTGTGTGGTCGAAAATAAAAGTTTTCCCCATATACAAGGATTTGAGGTCCTGCAAAGCCTTTAATGTGAATGGCATACAGTTTCTATCGTCTTGCTCATTATCGGCAATCATTGCTTTAAAAACAAACACATCATCCGCAGTCACGACGGATAAGGTGTGTTTGTTGATTTTAGCAAGTTCTTCATCACTTAACTTTAGCGAATTGATATTTACAGTTTTTTCAATAATTCCTTTCATTAGCTTTTTCCTCCTTCCTCGTGGTTTGGTATATATTGAGCACCTACAGCCGTAATCGGTATGCTTGCACCGTTTCCGACGAGGACATCTCCGCCTTCACGATTTGATAAATCGAGCTTTGCTCTTGCTTCGTTTGGTGTCATCATAAAACTGTTGACTGCAGTAGAAAGTGTTTCGACTTTGTTTCTGAAATCAGCTCTTAAAATAACATCAACATTAAATTTAGCGTAATATTTGTCGCTTGTGATTAATTTGTATGTTATTTCTTCTTCGTATTGCTTTATGATATAGAGCAAAGTATCGACTAAAAATGATAACTGTTGACTTTCAGCGCTTGCGTAGCTTGATTTTGTATAATCGCCAATTTGCACAGGCTTGATTCCGAAAGCGGCTGCGACTTGCAAAGCTGAATACTGTTTTAATTCTAAAAATTGATTTTCGGATAGCCTTGTATTTGCTAAGGTTTCCATTTTTGTACTGATTGGCAATGGAATAACATTTTTAATTCCGTTTTTTTCGTACTTTCCGTCAATAAAATTTTGAATACCTTTAGAAAATGTTTTTACAAGGTCGTCATTTAAATCGCCTGTATAATAAACCGCTGCTTTGCCTGAAAAGCCGTTATCATATAAATTGTTTATCATCTTTTGACTTTTTATATTTGCATTAATTGTTTCTGAAAGAACTGTTTTAACTGCTTTTCCTACAATACCGTCATATGTTGCTGAATTTCTAAAATGCAAAACTTCATCAGAAGATAAGATGTATCTTTTCCCGTCATTACCTGCATAGATATAATAGACATCGTCTACATCGCGCAAAATGTGAGCATTATCATACCAAAGTTCAACAGCAGAAGAGGGGAGAGGGTAAAGCTGCATATCTCTGCCGGCACCGACTATCATTGCGTACGCATTGCCATAATGATTTCTGTTGAATTCCATTGTGCTCCAAAAAAACGAAGCTGGCATATATGCATTCGGTCTGTCGTGTAAAACTTTCCAGAGCGGATGATTATATTCTTCTCTTACGCCGCCTGTTGTAGGATGACTAAGAACTTTTAACGGCATTTTACCAATTGCTTCACTTAAAGTTTTTAGACATGCATAATATGTAGCGTTTGACAAAGCACTCTTAGGAGTATTTTCAACATCAATTCCGAGAAAATCAGCAAGTTGATACCATCCGTCAGTATTTTTCTTTGTCTTTTTAGCTTTCCAACTGTTAAAAAAACCCAACTATAGCCACCCCATTTCTTTGATATATTTTTCAATTTCAGCTTGTGAATTAATAATTTCGCTATTTTTATTTTTCATAGCTAAATAATGAGAATCAATACAAGCATCAACAGGATCAATCCTGTTTGTATTTTTGAAATCCCTTTTTTCAATTTTGATTTCATCAAAGCTGTTTTTAACCGTAACGGCGTTTGCAAATGAATATTCAAGTAATGTGTTTTTTGCATTATATCTGATTTTGCCGCTTTTAATTAAAAGCCTTAAATCAACAGTAGCATCGTTTAAATTCCTTGCTGATTGTGTTATTACAAAAACATCACATCCAAAATCTTCAAGTTCGGATAATATTCCGTCTGCGTTATGCGGATCAATTCCAATTCCTCTGAATTTTAAATTGTATTTTTGTTTAAGCCTTTTTAAATCTTCAATGATAAATTTGTAATCGTTTTTGTAATCACTGTCTGAACCTGTAACAGTAATTAAACCTTCTTGTTCCCATAAATCGTAAGGAACAAGGTCACTTTCGAGATGTTCTGCAAAGCGACCACGGGGCATATATGAATGAGAATCAAAAAATAAACTTTCTCCTGTCAAAACTTCTATTGAAAATGAAGTCAAGTCACCACCTGATGAAAGGTCAAGTCCTACATAGCATTCATAGCCTTTATAATTTTCAAGTGATTCTTCAATCGCACATTTTTTCAAGTCTTCCGGACTAATGTAGCTATTGTCACTGTTTGTTGCCCACATGTTGAGTGATTTTACAATGTAGTCTGTTTTTTCTTGACCGCCCATATTTTTTGCTGTTTCGGCTTCAACGAGAATGTTTTTTATTTTTTCTTCATCACCGATATAAAGAGGGTTTGCTTTCAGTATGTTTTCAAGTTTGTAGATATTGTCACCGTCATCAAGAGTGAAAATGTCTACAAATATGTCATCTGCAACAATTATCCCTTGCAAGACTTTAATGCAATAATCATCAAATTCTTTACAAAAGGACCGGGGATTTTTACCCCGTGTGGTAATAATCGATAAAAGCGTTTCTGGCAAATTTCGTGTGCCTTTGTACAAAGCGGAATAAATGCTATTATCTTTGTGTTGATGTAATTCATCAAGACTTGTAAAAATAGCTCTGAATCCGTCGTCAAGACCGCCTTCTTTTGAAAGAGCTTCAATCTTGCAGCCTGTATTCAGAGCTGTAATAGTTGAAATGTAATCTTGAATTTTAAAGTATTCTTTTAAATCATTGTCAACTTCAATGAACTTTCGCATTTCATTCCACGCTATTTTTGATTGTCTTTTTTTCGTTGCAGCGGTAAAAAGCAAACCGTCTTGATAGCCCGAAAAAGCAGCTATGTACGGACCCATTATTCCATTTTCAAAACTTTTTCCGTTTTGCCTTGCAACTGATTTATATCTTCGCCGAAATCTTCTGTAACCGTTTGTTCTTAACCAACCAAATGTACAGCCTAAATCAAATATTTGTGATGGAATGAGTTTAACCGGCTTTTGCTTAAAGCCTTCTTTGATTGTTAATGTTTCAGCAAACTTGAGAATATTCTCCGCTGCTTCTGCATTCCACACATATTCGAAATCCTCTGTGCCTTGTCGTTTTAAATCATTTAAATGTCTTTGGCAAGCTAAAATGTGTAATTTACAACAGTATTTTACTTGATTGTTTACGACAGCTTGAGCATACTCTGTTACTCTGTCATTCATAAGTTTTAACCAACTTCGTATTTTGCAAACTTGTTTTCTTTAGCTTTTTCTGCTGTTTTTGGAACAACAAGTTTACAACGGCTCGAAATAGTCATTCCGAGGTCAACTGCACATTGACGACATTGTTTAAAAGCTCTATCTTGATTTTTATAGTATGCATCAAGCACATAAGGGTCTTTGATTACTTCGGATTTTTGGATTTGTTTTGATAATTTTACATACATTTCATACGCAATAACATATCGAGCAATAGCATCTGTATCTGTTATATTTACAATTTTTAGTTCTTTTAATTGCTCAACAATTAAACAGAATCTCTCACGCTGTTTTTTTGTTGTTAAACATTCAGGCGGTGAGAGATTATCGCATACAGGCTTAATTTCGTTGTTTTCTCGTTCGGCAATTTCTGCTTTTGTTAAATGTTTTTTACCTTTAGCTTTTAAAAGTTCAATAGGTTGTCGTTGTCCTGCCATAATCTCACCTCCTGATTTTGAACGCCGTGGGGAGTTTTTTCTACAAAAAGGTTACCTGCACCGTTTCCTTTTTGGTTGTCGTGAATTTTTTTGACTACCCCTTACCGTTTTTTGGTAAAAACCGACGGTGCTTGAGATTGTGACACTTTGTACAAAGTGATTGCGTGTTCGAAAAATCAAGTCGCATTTCCCAACCTTCATCGGTTTGAATTGGTATAATGTGGTCCACTTCTTCTGCAAGTTGACCACATCGTCGGCATTTATATTTATCTGTTTGAAGCCTTTTCCGTGCGAGCATTTTCCATTCTTTCGATTTGTAAAAAGTACTGTACTTTGGATTTCTTTTTCGATTATATTTTGCAGATAATTTAGCTTTGTTTTCTTTTTCTCTCTCAGCAGCAATCGACTTACATCTGTTGCAGTATCTTTCACCGTAAGGAATGAAAACATTACATGTAGCACATTTTTTTAATAGCACTTTTGACCTCAAAAAATTAAAATAAAATTTTATAATTTTATTTTAAAACTTATTTTGTCCGCAATGTTGTACAAATGAAAAATATTTTTATCTTTTAATATAAATGTCAAGTAAATCATCCGCTGATACTTCAAGAGCAATTGCTATTCTCTTAATTGCAAAGGCGCTCGGTTGAGTTCCTTTGAGATATGAGCATATTGAAGTTTTTGAAACACCTGATATTTCTGCTAAATTTCTCGCATTAAGTTTTCTTTGACACATTATTTTTTTTAGATTTTTAGAAAAACTTAAATCAACTCTAAAATGTTGTCCGTTTTTTTCTGACATTTAAACCAAACTCCTTCCGTACCGCTGCGTTTGATAATTTATTAATTGATTTTGTTGCGTAGCTATTTCTGCTGCTTTTTTGATAGGATTTCAACATTGTCGCTCATTTTACAATCTCCTTTTTAAGATAGATTGTTTAAATTTCTTTTTGCTCATTTTATTTATTCACAACTTTGCCTTTTTCTGTATAATCACGTTCAAGCGGAATTTTAAGGTTGTCGATTACCTGCCTATCGATGTGTTCCCAGAACACCTCATCTTCGTTAGAATGGTTTATAACATTAGTCATTTCTTCAAATGCTTTCATAAGCCTATTATGGCCAAATCCAAACTCCTGATTTAACACAAAAAGCATTGTTTTGAAAAGTCTGCGTGTTAATCCTTTGTTTTCTTTATCACGGACCTTATTGTATTCGTTATTGACGAGTCTGACAATTTCCTTTTTCGTTTCACGCTTGATATTCACCGGCATTCTTGCTTTCATTCCAGCACCTCCAAATCACCAAGATAATCAGCCACAATTCCGTACGCTATCACCATTCCTTCGCTTATGTAATAATGTTTGTCCTTTCTGCTTTTGCTGTCATTAAATCCGTTCATCTTCTCCTGTTCACTTTCTATGCGTTCAGATATTTCAGCTTTTAATTCGTCAAGGGTCATTAATTTTCACCCTCCAGTCTTCTTTCAAGCCTCTCAATCTTTTTCTGTTTCCATTTATTCACTTCTTTATCACATTGAAACATTATCTTGCATTGTTCAAGCATAATTTCAACATCTGCCATTTCTTCAAAAATATTATCAACAGATTTCAAATCATCTTCAAGTGATATTTTTTCTTTAGTATAATTTAATCTTATAAGGCTTTTACACAAAGCCTGCGACAATTCAGACAACTCTTCGACCGTCTTTATCATCTGATTTTCAGCACCGTATGTATTGATTGCTTTATACATAGTCTCTTTTGATGTCATTCTTCTGCCTCGCTTTCAAGCCAATTTTTAATCCCTGTGGTACAACTTTTATCATCAAAGTAATAACCGTTGCATTGCTTTTTGTAATAAACGCAATTTCCACACTTATTGAATTGGTGTATGAATAAGAATTGAGTCATATCATGGATGCTCATTGATTTGATTTTCTCATAATTATTCATTGTTTTCACTCTCCTTACCTGTTTTATTTTGATTTTCAAAGTAAAATTCAATTGGATTGTCCGTTTTTTTAATTAGTCCATACTTCACAGCTAATCGAAAAATAAAGACCTTTTCCAACCTTAAAAGCAATGTGCCTAACTGTTTTCTAAAATCATCAACTGTCATTGTTGACTTGTAAAAATTGCACATCCTGCAGGCAGGATTATAATTTTCAATATCGTTTGCACCGTTATACCAATACACGCTCTGTATATGGTCAACTTGCATATCCTTTAGTTCGAGTGTACAACCACAGTAAGCACAATGACCGTCGTTTTTTTCGTACACTTTAAGCCTTGTAGCTTTTGAGATTGATTTTCTTTTACTCATTTTTAACATCCTCCAACAGTCCTGGATTGTCGAAAATATTGCCAACAACTTCAATATCTTTTGAATGATAGTGTCTGCCTAATCCCTCGTAGATTGAATCATACACAAATCCAAATTCAGTTTCATCTGTGTCATACACAACAACTCCGTAGCCGTCATCGTCAGAACGGTCTGGGAAATCAACAATATCTCCCTCGAAAATTTTCGTGCCATTCTTATCGAGCATACCTGTGTACTGTCCGACTGTATCTGCGTAAACAGGATATTTTTCTATTGTAGGCTTTTGCTGATAAATTATTGCAAAATCACCCTCACCATTCTGTGGGAAAATACCTCCGTAAACCCAATTACTTTTTATTTTTTCACCATTCAATTTGACTTTTTCGCCATATCTGCGAGTTTGACCTCTGAATAATATTTCTCTCACGATACATCCTCCTAATTTTCGAAAAACTTTTCCGCTGAATATAGCGGTTACAAAATCACCTATGACGTCCTCTTCTTCCTCGCCTGCGGTTGCATTAATTATTACAGCATAAAAATTCTCTTCCCATTCTCGTGCTATGTCTGTGATTTCATCAAGCGTGAATCTCCCCTTAGTTTTCTTTGCCCGCAAGCACAAACGCCCTGTGTGGTCAAAATCCGACCACACTTGTGTTCCTTTTTTCATACCATACCTCTTACCAATCATTTTCTCCATCTATTGTTAGCTGGCCTGGCAGAACATTGTCATCCATCCACCAGTGATACACATCTATTCCTGATTGCCATGTATTAGTTGTTAATCCTGCTTGCTTGCGAACTTCTAACATTCTGTCAAACGCTCTGACATACAAATTTCTGTATTTAGGATACAGGGCAAATTCTTTGTATCTTCCTTTTCCTGCAAGAGGGCAGCCAACGCAACCTACTCTGTGAAAGCCACACTTATACAAAGGATTTAAATTTATATGTTCTTCTTTGATATAGTCTTTTACATCGTCATTTGACCAATCACATATGACATTGAAAACCGTTTTCCCTTGTAGTTGACAATGCTCAACGATTTTTCTCTTTTCGTCATTATCGTTGTTAATGATAATTCTCTTTGAGATGTCTTTACTCCAAGTCTGAATAATTCCGCTTTTAGCTCTGTTGGTGCTTTCCGCTCTTCTTACGCCTGTCACAATCGCTCGGTTGTGGGCTGCTGTTTCTTTCAGTATTGCACAACAATATCGTGCATGGCGAGTGGGTGGGATTTTCTTAGCCGGAATCAAGCTCCACATACTGACAGATTTACCTTTGAAAGTTGGCATTTGCGTTGTACACTTAATTCCTTTAGACTCCAGCTCTTTGAACTTTCGGCGAATGTGATAAACGGTTTCGGGCGCATCGGCAGTTGTATGACTATGTAAAACCTCAAAATCTATACCTGACTTAAGCGCAAGGTCTAAAATTATTTCGCTATCTTTGCCGCCTGAATAACAGAGCATAAGCGGTTTACCATAATAATATTTGCTTATTTCGGCACCTTCGCGTAGTCGCATTATAGCAACCTTTTCTAAGTCCATTACTTTTCACTCTCCTCAATAGGCTGATTCCAGCACTTAACGCAGTCACCGTCGTTTTGGCAATCATCTGCACCCATAAGTCCCAATTCATAAGGACATATGCCTAGAGGACATATGCCTAGAGGCGTTCCGCCATCGCCAAGAGGAGCATTCGGATAATGTTTCAAAAATTCACTCAAATATGTTTTTTGCAGGTGTTCATCTGACCATTTCTGTATAATTGCAGTTGCTTTTTCAGGATAACTACTTTTTTCAAGGTTCATGCACGGAATGCCTATGCCATTATTAAAACTGCTCAAAGGGCAATCAATACAATTAAGTTCGCATACTCCATCCTTTCGTTGTCCAGTCATCCTTTGCTTTTCAGCGAAGTAATTTTTAGTTTTTGAACAATCAATCATTTTCTTTATCCTCCTTAAATTCTTCCAAGCCTTTCGAGTGTCGTATATTCACCGTAGCTTAAGTGTGTTCCGTGCTGCTTATTATACAAATTGATTTTCTTGCATTTTTCTTCAAGTGTATCGGGTTTATTGTAATTGCGTGCGGCTGTTTTTCTTAATTTGCTGTTTTTGATAATTTCTCTGTGCTGCTGCTTTCTCATTTCAACACCGCACTCGGTGCAGTATTTTTGATTTCCTCTTCTTTTTTCAAATGCTTGCATACATAATTCGCAGATTGCCTGTTGTTTCATTCTTTCATCTCCTTTTTATAAGTACAAATCCAACCTGTTTTGAACTGTTCAGAGTATCTGCACTTTTGACAGCAACAAATACAGATGTTTTTGCCGTATGTTCTGTTGACTGCTTCGTGATTACATTTTCTTACAACTAAGCTGTCCCACATTAACATACATTTTGAACATTTTGTTTGTTTCATAATTCCTCCTGTAACCACTTTTTTTTAGAGCGGTTACGCTATCGGTTACGAATATAGTTTATAAAAATATAGTATTTATCTATATTTATATATATATTAAACCGTGTAACCATTGTAACCGCTGATTTGATGTTACACACGCGTGAGACATATTATTCAATATTTTTTATTGTATATATAGTGTGTATGTAAAAATAGCGGTTACTCGGTTACAATTAATTTTAATTTGCAAAAAACGGCTTATTTATGCGGCTTTTGAATAACTGACGATATAACCGTCACTGGTTACTATGCGGTTTTATCGGTTACAAGTTAATCAAATGGTAAATCCTCATTGTTCAATAGTTGGTCTTCTGCGGTTTCTTCTACGCTCAAAACACACACACACCGACATACTTTTCCACATATTCTTTTTGTTAAAGAAGAACGTCCTTCGGCTGTAAACGCCACCTTGTTTTCAACTGCCCAACTCAAAAAAGCCTTTGCGTTAAAACCGTTTTCTTGCAAGACTGCGTCAAATTTGCTCTTAATGAAGTAAATTTTGTCTTCAATCACTGTTCCGTAAATCTCACCGTTGTAGCCGTCCTTTTCAGGATTGAATTTGTTGTAATTGACGGCAACAAAATCGTTAATAAACTCGTAACATCTACGATTTTGGTCGACACTCGTGCGAGTAGTTAAAATTGATTGCATTTCAGTTATGCTCAACAAAATATCGTCATTAAAAAATATTTCGTTAATCAGTTTATCAGCGGTCAGAATCAGACTTGCTGACATAGCTTGCTTGTCTGTCACGTCTGAATTAGTTACAAGCTGCTTGTAATATTCTTTTCGCATACGCTTGACTGTTTCGATGTTGTCGCCGTCTTGCAGCCACTTGACAAAAATCGCACCAGCACAACCGTAATTATGCTTAATTTCTGATACAAGTTCGGCAGGATTAGAAAATATTTTTTTGTCTTTACAGTCAATTTCAATTATCCTGTTGATTACACCGCCACCTGACTTTTCTGAACTGATTGGAAACTCGCCTGATGTCAAAATGCAATTTTTCCAGGTTGCAATTTTCTGAACACCGCCTGACTTCGCACCTCGGTCACGACCTACACCCTCACATAGTTTGTATATCATATCATCAAAAGACTTTTTATCTTTCAGAATTTGCAGCTCATCGTACACGAGAGGTAAAGAGTTGACAAAACTTGCAGTCAATTCTTGAGCCACTGCTGTACTATTGAAAGTACGAATATAAGCACCCATTGTCGGATCTGCCCACACCGAAGTTGCAAGCATTAATGCGACTGTTTTTCCTGCCTCTGTTCCGCCCCAAAGATGGACGAAAAACGGCAAACAGTCACAAGGATTGACTAATACACTTGCAAACGATGCGGCAAGCATTATTCTTGAACAAATGTTTTTCTCTGCTCGAATAGGTTTGATTATTTCAATCCAATTTTCGATTTGACCTTTTATTTTTACAGAATTAAAAAGAGTTCTGAAATTTTCTTCTCCGTCAAAAACCAAACCGTCAACATAAGGGCTAAAACCGTGATTGTTAATCCAGCCTAATCTACTGACAGAGTTTTTTTCTTCGATTTCGTTGTAGTTCAAATCTTCAATATCTGTTAGATATTTAACTAACCCTTTTGCGTTCTCACTGTTGACCGCTATGCCGTATTTTGCAAGAGAAGTAATCTTACTCGCACTTGCAAGAATTTCTTTATCTACGGTTATTTCTCGCCATTTGTAGCCCTTTCTGTATTTGATAATAAGTTTTTCTGTATTATCATCAATATTCACAAGCCTTACGCACGGCAAGACGGGATGGTTGCAGATTTCCTCGACTATTCCATTTGAATTAAGCAGAGCAATGTCGTCATGACATATGTAAGAGCCACAAGCAAGTTGAAAAGGTTGTCCATCAAATTCAGTATAATTTACAGCAAGCATTTGTTCATCGGAATGATAAGTCGCCAAATAATCTTTGTAAAGTTGTTTAAAACTTTTAACGCCTTCTTTGCTTGCTTTGTCTGCCATTACAACCTGCATTTGGGAATATTGAAATTTGTTGTTTCTTAATCCATACAAAAAATCGTAAGGAAGTCTTGTTAACTGAAAATCTTTCTTTGTGTAACTTTCAATTTGGGCAACAGGATCTATTACATCAACCTCCGTTTCATTTGTCACTTTATCACTTCCTTACTTCAAATTTTCTTTTACATTTTCGATAATTTCATCAGCGGAATAATCTTTTGGCAACAGTGTTACAACTCCGTCAATGTCCATTTTCCCGTTGAGCCAACTCTCAACAAATATAATTGCATTCTTTAGTTTGATATTGTCGGCTTCAGACTCAAATCTATTTCGTAACTCTTTAAAAAAGTTAATTAACTTGTTTTCTTCTGCTTGTCTTTTAAGTTTTGCTTTTTCTTCTTCAAATTGTTTTCGCTCTCGCTCATATATGCGTTTTTGCAGAGTGGATTTTGATATTTTTCTGCTAAAAACGCCAAGCATAAAATCTTCATCAACACGCTTTAACGCATCATAATAAGATATATCAAGAATTTTTGCTACAAAATTGATTTGGTCGCCGCCAATTCCACAGCCGAAGCAATAAAAAGAATTATTGCGTTGATAAATTCGAAACGAAGCTGTTCGTTCAGAATGAAAAGGGCATCGTATTACATCTTTTTTGATTTCGCTCGAGGGCGAATATTTCCTGATTACATCTGCAATAGTCACCCTCGATTTGATTTCTTCTCGCCGGTCTGAATTAAAGTTCATATTTATCTGCCAATTCTTTTATTTTCTTTTCAAATTCTTTAAAACTAAGCTTTTGTGAGTAAAGCTTTTGCTTTTCCTGTTCAAAGAGTTTAAGTCTATGACTGTAGCTTAACTTTGATATATTTTTCATTTTGTTCCTCATCAAGTAATTTTACTATTTCTCTACCTGTTACATTTTTGCAACAAAAATAGAATTTAGTATTATATGTTTTTTCAACTACCGATAAAATTTTATATAGTCTTTCGCCTGAAAGAGCAAGTGGGTGCTCTTTCAATCTTGGATTTTTCCAAAATCGCACATCTTCAAGGCATTTGATTTTTGTACTGTGTTCAATTAAAAACACAAGTCTGATTCCGAGTTCTTTGGCCCTCTCAAGTTCAGCGATAAAGCGTTTTCGATCTTGACATACATTATTGCAAACTTCATTCAAATTCTGCTTTCTGTCAATACAAAACAGAGGGTTGCTTATATCACAATAATCGCCGCATATCATTTTACTTGAAACATACTTGATATTATTTTCATTAAGATATTGCAAGATTTTTTGAATAGCACGCGATTTTTCTCTTGTATCAATTTGAATAATCAAAGCTGCACCTCACTTAAAATGGCAAATCATCGTCAACAGGGAAGTCTGCGAATGATGTATCGGAAACAGCAGCAGCCTGAGCCGGGGCTGATGCAGTCGGTGCATAGTTGCTTGTATCATCATTAGATTTGCCGCCGCTGAGAGGAAATTCTACATTATCAGCAACGACCTCGACTATATAACGATTTGAACCGTCCTGGGCTTGATATGTACGGCTCTGTAAGCGACCTTTGAGGACTATTCCATTGCCTTTATGAAAATACTTACAGATAAACGCAGCGGTCTGCCTCCACGCCGTTATGTTGAAAAAATCGGCTTTCTTTTCTTCTCCGGACTTTACATAATCTTGATTAACTGCAAGTCTGAAACTTGTCACTTCAACTCCTGACGAAGTTGTTTTTAGTTCTGGATCTGCAACTAATCTACCTGCTAAAACCACATTATTCAAGCGTCTAATTCCTCCATTTTTATAGGATTTTTGAGCACTTTAGTGCTCTTGCAATAATCGCAATGTTCACATCTTTCAGGTTCAATCAAGCCTTTTTTAATAGCATCATATTTGATAACATTCTTTTCAAAATTCTCAAGCTCAATTTCCAAATAAGCCTGTGGAATTTCGATTACTGCCAAGTCAGGCTCTTTTTCTTTTGTTACCGCTGCAATATAAAAAGGTAAAACCTTACCTGTTTTTTGTCTGACTATTTCTTGATAGACCGCTCCTTGTAAGTCGTATCTCCAAGCCTCAATAAAATTTAGCCTGCCTTTTTCAGCTACATAAATAGGCTCAAAATCACGCATTACCTTTAAATCTACGATTTTGTCGCTGTGCAAACTGTCAACCTTGATTTTGACTTCAACGCCTACAATAGTACCGGTCATAATAACCTGCTTTTCGCCGCTCATATATTTCATAAACAAATCGTCTTGCTCAACTCTGTTTATGATTTGCTCGGCTTTGATATAATCAGACTTGAGAGAGCCGTCACGCTTGAATAACTGCGGATTGTGTGCTTTAAAAACATCAAGTGAACCTTCAAAATGAGCGTCCACATATGAACCTACAAGTAACGCAGTTGTTTTTTCTCGCTCATAATTTCCTGTAACCTCCGCATAAGCGGAGGCAGGGCAATTTTCAAATGCTTTGAATTGTGAAACACTCATATATTTGAGGTTGTTCTCAACACTGAAGTAGTTCTCATTATTTAGCATTAATTGTTTCTCCTTTCAGTTTATTTGCTTCTGCTGTTGCGCAAGAAGAACAAAGGCCTTTTCCGTATTTGTTTTTTGTATATGCGATAAGTTGTTCAGATGTCATATTTCCCATTGGGTGCACATCTGCACCGCATTTTTCACACTTAGGCAGCTTTTCAGGTTCTATCTTAGGTATAATATTGCGAACCCTTAAAGCTTCAACAACATCACCAAAGGCCTTAACTTTTTCAATACCAATCTGAATTTTTTTGCTTGTCCATTCCTCAATGTATGGGGTTTTGTATAACTTTGTAATGGTTTTCATATTTGTAGCATTAAGTATCATAGGTTTTACATTTTCGGAAAAATGACATACTACGCAATCATCTTTCTTGCCGTCAGGGCCAATTACTTTTTCTTCCTGAACATATTTAATCGTTAAAATCAAATCTTGTCCATTTTCGATCGAGTATGCTCCGAGATAATTCGGATTTGTTAATTTTTTCCAATGTGTTGGCATATGTACATCTCCTTAAAGTTCTGTAACGATGAGTTCGTTATCGTTTGTTGTCCTTGTTGCGATAAACTGTAAGCCTTTTTCTTTGCATTTAGCATAAAGTTTGTTTCTGCTTGTATCGTCAAGCTTTTCCGCACCGTCAATCAAAATAATCTGCAATCCACTCGGATTATTGATAGCAATATCAACACATAATTCGAGCAATTCACCGTCGGAACGATTTGAAATCGGCAACCCATTAATAAGTGGGATTCCATTTTCAACAGTCAAACCCTCAACCGGCAAAGTAGCAGTTTGAAGAATGGTTCCCGGCAAGGTTCTTGCAAGTTCAATCTTGCGAGTGTATTCTTCAGATTTTGAACACAAATCTTCAATTTCTTCCTGCATAGTTTTCATGCGATTATATTCATTGAGATGTTTAATCATCACTTCTGCTGTATCGATTTCCTCTTGCAGAGCGTTTGTAGGTTTAATTTCAAGGTTAATGAACTTATTTGCAATGCCGACATCAGCGTCAAGCTTAGCTTTCGCAGCATTAAAATCTGCTTCTGCTACTTTAACTTTATCGGCAAACTTACTATCAAGCGTAAGCAACTTTTCTCTTGCAGACTGAATTTCAGCATTAAGTCTTGAAATAGTAGAATTCAAGCTGTCACGCTCTGCATTGATTGATTTTTCCGCTGCTGAAACAGCAATCTCTTTATTCGCTTCAAGTCCTCTGAGCTTATTGGTATAGCTGTCTTTGAAAGCTTTTGCTCTTTCAATTTTGCCGTTTTCATCTTTAATTTTCATAAGTTCATAATACTTAGCAGAAATGTCATAGTTTTTCCACTTTTCAGCGTCATAACTTGACGGTATATCTTTTGCTATATCAGTGATAAATGCTCTTTTGTTGCGAATCTCTCTGTTAATATCCTGTCTGCTCTGAAAATAGACACCATTTTCGGCTTGAATGTCGTTGAGAACTTGCAGAATGTTCTGCTCATAATCAACACCCTGCGGAATTTCACCGAACTGTTCTTTAATCCAATTCAAGTCCCAATCAAACTCGATTAAATCGAGAATGGCTCTGTTCTGCTCATTCTTCGTCATCTGCGTAAATTCAACAGGGTTGAGCTGCAACGGAGTAATGATAGTTTTCAAAAATGTTTCAGGCTTGGTGACCTTGTTTCCATTTGCCTTGACTGATACAAAGTCGGCTTTGTTGCTTCTTGCTTTACGGTCGATTGATAAGCCTGAATCAGTTTCAACGATGATTTCGCCCTCGGTTTCACCATTCTTAATTATCCAATCACGAGAAGACGAGTTCGTAAGAGCATAACGAATAGCGTCAATGACAGATGTTTTTCCTGCTCCTTTTCTGCCTGTTATTTCAACACTTTTTCCACCGATTTCCTGTTCGGAAATGCCGAAAAGTGATTTAATTGTAATTTTTGATGTGTGCATTATGTTTCCTCCTTGATTTTTTATAAAATTAAGGATATAATAATGTTGATTGATTCCATATTATATCCTTGAACCGTTGAAAGTATTGCCGTACTGTCAGCGGTTTTCTTCTTTGTAGTCAACATTGATATAATCAAGCACTCTTGCCCAACCATATCTTTCGCCTGTTTTATCGTCTGTACAGCAGTTATACATCCAGTATTCCCATTCTTTCGGATTGCGCTCTTTAAGTAAGTCAAATCTATTTGGCCTTTTTTCAAGTTGAATACCAAATCCACACATACTACAGCCAGTGCGCTGTGCCTTTGTTGTATACAGAGTACCGTCATCTTTGCGCTCAATCGTTCCGTAAATTTCAGGAACAGGTACTTCCAGCTCAAGCGCAAGCTGTAAAATATCCTGCCTGTTAAAAATAGCGAATGGAGCTGATCGCACCGTTGTCTTGCCAAAATAGTTACACCCATTAATCATAAGTGACTTTGCTCTTCTACCACCCTCAGACGCCATAAGTCCCAGGTATGGAACACTGTTATGTTCTTTCGCCCAATCATCGCAAGGCTTTTCCTTTAGATAGTAGCAACATTTCGATGAAACTTTAAAATCCGGTATGCTATAATTCACACCCTCATTTTCGTTCTCATAACCGCCAAATTTCTCAAGCCATTTGTTGCTCAGTTTCATTCGTGTGTTTTTCCTATAACCGCCAAACTCTCCCGTTTCACCTGTGATTATTGCGTGCCTTACTGTTTTATTTTTTTCGGTCGGATGTTGCAGAGTTTCAATCTTACCTGCAATCTCTTTTGACAACACAGGGAATCCAAACTCCTGCAATATCTCAGACTTTTTCCATCTATGCTCCGTTCCGTTCTCGTCAACATATCTTACAGCTGACTTTAAGCGCTCAATTCCTAATTGTTTATGTACTCTCTGAATGCTCACATCTTCAAGTATACTAACGCTTACGCCAGGTGCATTAATTCCTATTGACCTCAAAAACATAAACGAAGTAATACTGTCAAGTCCGCCTACGCTCACATGAACATTTAAATCACGCTTTGCAGCTTCGTTATAAAATTCCCATGCTCTTATATATGCGTATCTTTTCTTAAACTCATAATCTTGTTTTTGCTTAACTTTAAAATCAGCAATCTTCTTCTCAGCACCAATTCTGTTAAGTCTTTCAATTATATTCTCTGCCATTGTGAACACCTCCTTAATTTTTCGCTGCGTATTTGCAGCAGCGGATAAACTTCTTGCAGTTCTTAACAACACGCTTAAATCCGACTGCTTTGTTGCAAAGTTTGTGATTGTCGAGGCTCTCTTTAGTTTCAGCAACATAATTCAAAATGTCCTCAAGCCTGTCCGCTGTAACCGTATCAAGCCCCTGCAAGGCTATGACTTCGCCGTCTTTGATGCAGATTTGTAAGTTTTCAAGCTTACTCATATCCGTTTGCTCCTTTCTTGAGATTTTCGAGCAATTCACGCTCTATAATCACGCAGTCCCTCAGATAGCATTTGACATTGCTGTTAATGCCATAGACTGTATTATCTTCTAAACATATAGCTGTTTCGTATGATACTTTCATCATAAAGCGTCCTAAATCATCAGAGAACACATCTCCGATTTCAACCTTGTTAAACGAACACGATTCAGATTTGTTGATAATTACTTCCATTTCCATTCTCCTTTCATTTCGTCGGGGTCAATCAAAAGTTCATATGGTTTAATTCCAAGGACTTCCGCAGCTCTGACGATTTCTTCAAGTCTGAAATTTTCAGGACTTTTGTTTTTGCGTGCTGAACAGGTAGCAGGATTAATGCCAAAGAGTTTGCTGATTTTTTCTCTGTCATAACCGATACAGTTCAATCGAAAGAAAAGACATTGTGCTACTCTCGACATATATGCTTGCTCCTGTTCAGCTTTTATTATTCTTTTTATTTTCGGCATGTAATCACCTCTTATGCTGGATCAATAGATTTTTCGAAAAGATATTCCAACTCATATTTTGGAAACAATCTTTCTTTGATTGAGAATGCTTCTCCAATTGAAAAATCTCCCTTGGTAATCTTGTTTCTAAAGGTGCTTTCCGGCATACCGATAGCACCTGAAACAGATCTCCAAGACATTCCGTTTGCGTTAATTTCTCTATCTAAGTTTCGATACATAATAAAACCTCCTTTTTGCGTTTGTTACGCATATGCGTAATTTTTAATTTTATTATATACGCAATTGCAAATAAAGTCAATGCAAATTTACACATTTGCGTAAATTTTAGCGTTTTGCATAAACAACAAAATTGTTTATTGGCTATAATTCTGAATTTACGCAAATGCGTTGATTATTGTTGATTTTTGCAACATTTTGCTATATAATACTTAATTAGAAGGAGGTTATCAGATGGGAATAGGAGCAAAATTGTCAGAGATACTTAAAATTCAGCATAGCAATCCAAATGAATTAGCTGATAAGATCGGTGTACCCGCCTCAACTATTTATAGTATAATTAAACGAGATAATATGAAAGTTGATATTTCTGTACTAGCAAAAATATGTAAAGAGCTAAATGTGAAAATGGAAATTTTCTACAATGAGTACATAGCAGAAAGCAATAATATTAGAGATAATATAACTTTTACGCAACATGAAATTAGTTTAATTACAGCTTACAGAAATAAACCTGATATGCAACCAGCGGTAGATACACTTTTGGGAATTAAGAATGATTATGTGACAGTATTAACGGCTGCAAGAAGCGATAACAACAGGCCTATTGAGCAAAGCAAATTACATAAAGATAAGCTTGAACTGTTAAGAAGTGCTAAGACAGTTAAAGATGATTCTGATTTATAAATAAAAACCACCCCATAGGTTACAATACCTATGAGGTGAGGTAAATGGATTATGGTAAATATAAAAACGCTCGTAATGCTTCGTGGCAATGCATATTAGACTACAATATTAATATATTGCCTGTTAAGGTTACAGATATAATTAATAAATCTGATAATATACGTTTGGTGAAAAACAGCGTTGCAAAGATACTTTGCAACGGCATAAGCGGTATAACCATTGTGGATAATGACAAATTTATTATTGTGTATAAGGATACCGATAATTCAAAGAGATGTCGATTTACAATAGCACACGAACTTGGGCATATTTTCCTCGGCCATATGATAGTAAATCAGACAACTTACAGAACATTTGCTGTGCAAAATGATACGGAGAGTTCAGCTAATATCTTTGCTCGTGACTTGCTCGCTCCTGCGTGCGTACTGCACGAATTGCAGATTTTAACCGCTGCGGAAATATCTCGGTTATGTAATATAAGTCTTGAAGCTGCGACATATAGATCAGAGCGTATGCAAGAGCTTGAAAAAAGAAATGCTTTCTATAAACATCCGCTTGAGCGAAAAGTTGTAAAACAATTTCAAGATTATATTAATAAAAAGAAAAGTCAGTCATAGGTGGAGCTATGACTGACTAAAAAAGATGTGAGAAGAAAAAGCACTCCTCGCTACTATTTTACATTATGTGACATATATTGTCAATGAAATGCATTTTATTAAATAAAAAGAGGAGCGTAAAAAATGGGTTTATTATCTAAATTATTTGGCAAAAAGCAAGAACCGTCAAAATCAACTCCTGAAACAGGAAAATCACATATTAAGGTTTTTAAAGTTGCAGGTGTAACATTTGATGACCGTCAAAAATATCTGAAAAAGTTAAAAGCTGACAAAAAATCCGGTAAAGCTATTAATGTAAAAATAGAAGAATACGATTTCAAGGGTGAGCCGGCTATCAGAATTATTGCTAACGGATATGATGTTGGAAATCTGCATAGGGAAGATGTTGCTTTTGTAAAATCAAATCAAGAGCGTATACTTGGCATTAATGATTTTACTATTGGCGAGCATTACGATGAGAATGAAAAAACGAGTTATAATGCAAAAGTCAAATTGCTTATTGCAAATAAATCATAAAGAGAAACGCTTTAAAAGGAGTGCTTGAAAGGGAAGTAGTAAAGCAGTTTAAAGAGTTTATTAAGATATCGTGTGATTATAATTAACTAAAAAGGAGAGAATTAACGATGAAATGTAAAAAATGTGGTGCAGAAATCTCTGATAAATCCAAATTCTGCGATAAGTGTGGGGGAAAAGTGGTTATTCCGATTGAACAAAAACCGTTATTTACCGACAGTGAAACGGACCTTAAAGAAAAATCAAGCGCGCCGTCACGATTTGATGAAAAACCCGTTGAATCAAACGAGCCAAAAGTAAAATGTCAGAAATGCGGTGCAATCGTACCTGAAAGTTATACTTTTTGTGATAAGTGCGGAGAAAAAATTATATTACCGCCAAAGCCACAACCGTTGTTTAAAGATAACATTGCAGATGTTAATAACCATAATAATCAAATTGAAAGTAAAGCCAAAAACAAGGAAAAGAAAATGATTAAAGTTTTAGCATGTGCTCTTGGTGTAGTTTCTTTTGTAGCTATTGTTTCAGTTGCAGTAGCTTTGACAGGTAATAAATCGGTTCAACCGGCTGATGTGGCTACAACGCAACATATAAATGATTATGATAAAACTTCAAAAGTTGAAAGTTTTACTTATAAGGAATATCCTACAGAAAAAGAAACGAAAGTTGAAACAACGACAGAACCTAAAACAGAACCAACTACAGAAAAAGTTGCTGAATCAAAAATAGAGATTGAAACTAAAAAAACAGAATTAACAAGAGGTCAGAAAAATGCTTTACAATCGGCAAAAGACTATTTAGATATTTCATATTTTTCATATCAAGGACTTATCGAACAACTTGAATATGAAAAATATTCTCACGAGGAATCGGCTTATGCGGCAGACAATTGTGGTGCAGATTGGAATGAACAAGCTGTAAAAACAGCTAAATCGTACTTAGATACTTCATCTTTTTCTGAAAGTGGATTAACAGAACAACTTGAATATGAAAAATTTACTCACGATCAAGCTGTTTACGGAGTTAATAATTGTGGTGCAGATTGGAACGAACAAGCTGCAAAAACAGCTAAATCATATCTTGATGTTATGTCTTTTTCAAAAGATGAATTAATTGAACAACTTGAATTTGATGGATTTACTCACGATCAAGCAGTGCATGGAGTTGAACAGAGTTACTAATCGTATTATAGCTAAAATAAAAAATCCGCCCGTTACTGTTGCGCAGTAACGAGCGGAAGATCACTTACAGGGTGCAAGTGATGCAGTTAAATGCAATAATATTGTATCACAATCCCTTGCGTTTTGCAACAGCTTAATACAAGGGATTTTTGCACCCTTTTTAATTAAAAAGGAGTGTTTCAAAATGGCAGAACCTAAAAAAATGCCGTCGGGCAACTGGCGTGTGCGTGTCTTTATTGGTAAAGACAAAGACGGAAAGAAAAAGTACAAATCTATTACAGCAGCAACGAAGAAAGAGGCAAAAAAAGCAGCGGATAGATTTGAGCTGTCATTGACTTCCGCTTGCGTTGACTACAACGACCTTACGCTTGAGCAGGCTTACGAAATGTATATTGATAGTAAGTCAGCTGTGCTCAGTCCATCAACAATTGCCGGATATGAAAAAATCAAGCGTAACTACTTTACCGAACTAATGCCATTTAAGCTTACTAAGCTTACCGCTGTATTGATTCAGAACTCAGTTAATGCGTTGTCGGTCAATCACAGTCCTAAGACTGTACGAAATGCTCATGGATTACTATCAGCTGTCCTCAAGACCTATTGTCCGACATTGACTCTTAATACGACTTTGCCGCAAAAAATCAAGCCGCTATATACCATTCCGACAACAGAGGACATTAACAAGTTGCTCGAACTTGCAGATGATAGACTGCGAGTCCCCATCAAGCTCGCAAGCCAAGGTTCACTACGCCGTTCCGAGATATGTGCATTACAGCTTTCTGATTTCAACAGTTTCGGGGTAAGCATAACTAAAGCGGTAGTCGCTGACAATAACGGTAAATTTATTGTCAAGACAACAAAGACCGAGGCAGGCACACGCTTTGTACCGCTGCCTTCTTCTCTTATACAAGAGTGCAAGGAGTGGCAACACTTTGGAATTTCACCGTCAACTCTTTCAAGTGCCTTTAACCGTCTTGTTGAAAAAGCAGATGTGGCGCATTTTAGCTTTCACAAGCTCCGCCATTATTTTGCGTCTGAGTGTCACGCACAAGGTATCCCCGACCAGTACATTGCCGAAATCGGCGGCTGGCAAACAGTAGATATGCTTCACAAGATATATCAGCACACATTAAGAGATAAGACCGACACCATTGCAACAAAAATAGTCACGATGTTTAGTGCAAATTTCGCAGATGACCCGAAAGATGACGCGAAAAGAAAAAAAGCTTGATTTTTCGGCTTTTTAATCACTTTAAGTAAGGGGTTCGATTCCCCTCATCTCCACCAACTCGGTCACGATTGCATATGCAGTCGTGACTTTTTTATTATATGATTATTCCAATATTTATGCAGTTTTTAAGGCAAAACAAGAATCATTTATGAAGTATAAAACAACACAATATAAATTATGTAACCGTACACAGAATAACTCACCACATATAAAAATTTCCCATTCCAATCGCATTTTTAGTATTGTGAGTATGTATACGGTCAGTGTCCACCAAATAAGTCACTTTCTCTATGCTCCTTTTCTATGTTCCAATTCTGATTTGTTCAGTTTTTCTATGTCCCATTGCTCAAAATCAACCTTTTCGCAGACATAATCAAAAAGATATTTTCTCTTTATAGTTTCAGTATGAACACAAAAATAAGGGGCTGTCGCATTAACGCCCTCAAAAAGAAAAACCGGGTAGCCCGAAAGGGTTGCCCGGTTAGTGCTTTCTATAGTATAATTTAATTGCAAACAAA